CGCCCCTCGACAATGTAATGAAGTTACACAAGGGAAAACAAGGATTACACAAGAATTTACACAAGAAAAAAGTGCAGCATATGCCACACTTTTCCTCTTTCTTATTCCATTTCTTTCCGTAATATCTGATACATGTCCTTTTTCTGCTTTGGACTCATGTTTTCGATAAGTACTTCTGCAGGGATATCTTTTTCGCCTGACGGGAAAGCAACCGAAATCATCGAGTGAAAATACACCCATTCTGTTTTTTCCAGACCGTAAGCTTGTGCCGCTTCCGGAGTCTTAATGCAGCTATGGATAATATCGGCAATATCCTCTTTCGAATTCTTTTCTTCGAATTCCTTAAATGTCTCCGAATCGGTTTTTAAACAAAACGCATGGTCATTAATTACACAACAGATACCACAGCATCCATACGCATTTTCTGCAACCTCTGCACCATTACCAGATGCCGTAATATTCACTTTACCAAAAATAGGTGTAGATAAAAAATTACTAATAGATTGCCATTTTTCGCGAAGCCAGGTTTCGGCACTTGTAAATTGTTCCTGAATATAACTTGTGAACCTAAATATTGCAGCAGATGGATTATCCCAAAAATAATCCCAATATGCGGCTAATGTATCCCAGTTGGCAATTATTGCCGTAACTGCGCCTATGATCCAGCCTACAGGCCCAGTGACAAAAAAGGCTATTCTAGCTATTGGACTGTCCCATAAAGTTGTAAAGAACTGTTTTACTGTATCCCAATGCCTGTATAAAATAGTTCCAGCAACAACTAATAAACTGATTCCAATCAATAACCCACCAATAGGGCAAGCTGCCATAGCCGCATTTACCAACATCATTCCACCACTCCACAGCTTCGTTGCCAAAGCCGCAGTCCTTTGTGCGCCAGCAAGAAGCATTGTTTTTGCACTTAATGCTGCGGTACAATTTCCTAAAGTCGTTTTCCACAATGCTAATGTAGCTATGCCCGCATTATAACCTGCAACAACTGTCTGTCCAATCTTAAAAGCCACCCATAAAGTACCAAAAGCCCCCACAGCGTAAAATATTCCCTGAACAAATTCAGGATGTGCTGTAGCTAAAGCAGATAACTTCCCCGTCCATACAGCTAAAGAATCACCTACATTAGCTATGACAGGTAAAAAACCATTCGCTAATGATATTTGCAGCGATTCAAATGCCGAAGAAAGACGTATAATTGCACCTTCTGCATTAGCATTCATCTGCTTTGCCATTTTTTCAGACGCACCATCACTGTTAACTAAAGAATTTGTCAAATCACTAAGCACTTTAGGTCCTGCCTGTAGTACTGCCAGCCACCCCGTTGCTGCCTGCTGCCCGAAAATAGCTTTCGACATAGCCAGCTGTTCTTCTTTACTTAATCCTTTCATTCGTTCTTGCAATTGGGCTACTATGATAGCCATCTTTTGAGGACCTTCTGCATTGCCAGTTTCAATACCCAAAGTTTTTAAAGCCATTGCAGCTTCTTTTTGTTCATTTGTCAAATCTTCCATTGACAAACCAAGCTGTTCTAACGCTTTAGTTGCCATTTTAGGCGGTCCGGCCAATCTAATTAAACCAGCTCTGAGTGCTGTACCTGCATTACTCGCTTTAATGCCACTATTAGCCATAATACCTGCTAAAGCGGCTGTTTCCTCCATCGATGCCCCAAATGCGTGTGCTACAGGAGCAGCATATTTCATCGTTTCTCCCAACATTTCCACATTAGTATTTGTGGATGTTATGGTAACAGCATAAACATCAGCCATATGTTGCGCTTTATCAGCACTTAACCCAAAAGCAGTCAGATTATCAGAAACAATATCTGCAGTACGTGCTAAATCAGTATTGCCGGCAGCAGCTAAATTTAATAATCCTGGCATACCTGCAACAATCTCTTTTGTTTTCCAACCGGCCATGCCCAGATAACTCATTGCTTCAGCGGATTGCGTCGCAGTAAACTTTGTTTGTTCGCCCAATGACCTTGCTGTTTGCGTCAACAAAGTCAATTCCGGACCTGTTGCATTCGCAATAGCGCCAACTTTAGACATAGCAAATTCAAATTTCATAGCTGTCTGCGCCGCTGAAATAAACGGTCGCGCAACAACACTAGCCGTGGCAGCAGTAGCAAAAAGACTTCTCCTTGCTTCCCCGAAGCGAGTATCAGCAATATTTTTTCTATCCAATTTCTCCTGCAACAGTTTCTGTTGTTGCTGAGTTTTATTAAGCGTATCTTGATATCTACCCATTTTTCTTTCATATTGCTCTACGCTCATAGCTCCATTAGTAAACTCAGTATTTAATTTTTTTTGAGCAAGATCTATTCTTTTAACAGTCTGTTGTAATTCTGTCAATTGCGAATTTGCCATCTTGGTCGATGATGTAAAACTATTAGATAGCATTCCATTTATAACAAATGCTGTCGTAAATATATTCGCCATTTTTGCCTCCTGTGAAGATTTATAGTATAATTAGAGAAGGATAGAGAGGAGTGATAGATTATGGCAATTGTTTTAGCTATCATACTGATATTGGCGCTTATCCTTCTTTTTACATTCGCATCCACGGTCTCTTACACGCTGACAAGTTTTATTTGGCCAGAAAACAAATCTTCAGCCACTGTGGAAATTGATAATAACGATACCTGCGATGATGACACAGATTTTAACTCTAATCAAAAAAGTTCTGTTAAATATGATGGCGTTTACAGGCCCCTCTACGATCCTGATACGTATGACGGCATCCAAGACCCCGACGTGATAGCAGTATTAAAAGACTGTGACGAAGTTTGTTCGCGTTCCCCAATAAAGAAAGAATATTTACGTTAAAAGCCCACAGCATTATTCATGCAGTGGGCTTTCTTTTTTTATTTACGGCACTTATTGTTTCAAGCCATTTCTCTAATTCGTTCACTGGTTGATTAAACCAAAAATGAACATTACCATATTCAAATAAGCATACTGCTATTTCCCGGATAACTCCTGCAGGGCTTGATCGGTCAAAGTGCCTACTAAAAAAACTGATACATTAGAAGTCACTGCAACATATTCCCTAATTGGTAAACCCTTAATATCATCAATTGTGACACCTAAAACCTTCGCCGCAATAACAGCATGGAATGTTTTAGAGTACACAATTTCCGGGGTACCATCTCCAAGAATCCTTGCCTGCTGCTCTGCGGCCGCAAAATCATATCCCGTTAGTTCTCCCAATCCTTGTTTAAGTTTTTTATAATCTACTTTCATCATTTACCTCCAAATTTTAAAAGGGGCACCACTCTGCGGCCGCCCCTTTATTTATTTTTTAATTCAGACCCAAAGCCTCGCGGACATCAGCCAAATAATCGGTGCCGCCAATATTAGAAATATAATTATATTTATCAACTTCCAGCACGGTTTCGCCAGCAATAATCACTTTAATATAATTAGTTTCAATGGTGTTGCTGGAGCCAGTAGTCGTTCCAACGTCTAATTTACCGAGTTCGGTTTTTTTCGGCACGCCGCGGATCACGCATTTTACAGCCTTTACGACGTACTCACTTTTTTCAGGGTCGTAAAACTGCTGAGCGCCGCGCAGGTCTAAGCTAACCCCCTTTTGAGATGCCAGGTTCATTCCAGGTTTAGAAATAGTACGCCAGTTAAGTACAGTTTCCATACTTCCAAAGTGCCCTAAAACAGGACTGTCTACCTCACCGGCAATACCAGCACCCTTTACTGTTTCAGTCATTGCATCCAAAGACGGTAGCTGGACATCAGTTACGCCAAGAAGATCATTTCCGTCATTATAGGCTCTAAAGTTAATTAGCTTTTCCGGAACAACATTATTACTCATCCTTCATCCTCCTCATTAACCAAACAACGTCTCAAGATAAGACGTATCAAACTCGATCGTATTTTCAATCACACGTGCCGGCACCGGCGGCGTAAAATAAGTATGGAATCTTACAATACCGTCCATCTGATCTGTTGTTGGATTCTCCTCTTTCAAATATTCAATTCTTCCACCAAGCAAGAACCCTCTTGAAACAAATCCATTAATGCGAATATTTTCGCTATCCACGACAAGATCAATAAGTCGTTTGTTCATCGGGTTATCTACTTTAGACCAATAACTTTGAATAAAGGTCTGTGCATGCCAGTTAAACATACGACGTAAACAAATAAAATTATCTTTTACATCTGTATTTGCAGGATAACAACCAGTACGATTCCCCCACAACTTCCATCCACCGATAAAGTTCAGAGCAGTAACTACACCCTGCCCATTAAGATAATTAGCTTGTTCCAGATCTAAAACCACTTCAGTTCCATCAGACAAACATAAACCATCCATTTGTATATTTTTATTTGAAGGACTTTCATAGGGAATATCATCATTTTTCGCATCCAAAACGCCCATCGCACCCATTACCGCAGTAGAAAGATGATATTTCTTTTCGCCAAGTTTTACCATAGGCCAGCAGACTATTTGATCCACTCCAACATAATTGTTATTATTTTTCCAAGCCGGAACATCGGTATATTTTCTTACTGTGTCAGCCGGAACATCTACCAAAACAGAAGCTTTAAACAAACCGTTAATAGTACTTGCTTTAGCAGTCATAACAGCTACCACTTCTGGATCGTGTGTCCAACCAGGAGCAAGCACCATACCAGGTACTAAACGATACAGAGGAAATACTTTTGAAAGATTCTCAAGACCTGTGTATGCACCCGTACTGATATCAATACCACCAATAATGTCATCCTTATCCACGGCTGAGGGATCAATTTTTTCATAGTCCAAAAAAGCACTGTCTGTAAGCTGCCCACCACTTAATGCAGTAATTACTAAATTCCCATCACTGTCAAAAGCAGCTTCATAGTCAACGCCTTCCGTCAACGGTTGTCCGGCAGATGCTTTTTTTACTTTCAATGTTTCAAGCAAGACTGGATCATTTACAATCACAGTTTTTTCACTGCTGAACTGAACCTCTTTATCACTGACCGTCGCTTTATGTTTTTTGGGATCTAAAACATTAACAAAAACTGTCGGTGAAACTGCATAAAGCGAATATTGGCTATAAATAGTTTCACAAAGAGTGTATTTCTCCCAATCTTCACTATATCCCATAGCCGCTACCGCTTCTGCATATGTATAACATAAAATGGGTTTATTGACCTCAGCTCTGTTACTTGCCAGATGAATCGGCGCTGTTCCAAAAATCACCGGCAAACCAGCAGTAGAATTTACTGCTGGAACAATCGATGTCGGTACCTCCGATGTATATACACCATGTTTATAAGCCATATTCTTATTCCTCCTTTTGTGCCAAAACAGCAGCTTGGTAATATTTATTCATAGGTGTTCCCGCTTTTGCAATAGCCCTTTCAGCTTCTGGCAATTCTGAAACAGCTACAAACAGTTTTTTAATTTGCGGACACTTTTCAAATACATCATCAATATGAGTTGGTAACCCGCCAATGAATACCTGATATTTCAATAACTTTCCGTTTTTGTAAGACGGGCCTACATAAATCAAGCGTTCAGGCTTAGTGGTCTGACTGCTTTTTTTGTTAATAGCCATAATTTATTTCCTCCTCTACTGGCTTGCCCAGTGTGTAACTAACTGTCATTAAGCCCTGCCACTGCGGGAAAGGCTGCTCATCTGCCACCTTAGATTTGATAGGCAAGATGAGCCTATGCTTATTAGCAATAGTGCGTTTTTTCAGCAAAGCCTGACGTACGTGCTCCATTAAATTAAACAAGCTGCGCCACCCTTCGGCAGTATCGCCATCGACAATACTGAACCCGATTTCGACCTTGGCCGCACTCTGCTCCTCGCCATCTTCGCACTCAAGAACCAGCACATAAATACATGATTCACTTTCCTTGGCATTAGTTTTCACCGGCAGGTATCCTGGATAAACAGTTATCGGAGTGTAAGAACCGTCAGATTGCTGCGATTCATATTCCAGGACAACATTTTTTAGAAACGCTGCCAAATTTTCCATCAATTCGACTTGTGTCATTAACGTCCTCCAAATTTCCCATAACGGTATGAAACTTCATGTAAAAATCTTTGATTCAATGTTTTTTCTGCAAACGGAGCAATCACACTCATTGAGCTTTCTGCTGAAAACATCTGCGGGACACTGGGGCCATGAGGTATGCGCAAAGGATAACGCATACTTAAATTTTTACGCTGCATGGCTCCAACATAGCCTTTCAATGAAGAACCAATAAATAAACCTGAAACCGGTTTGGGTTTATTTTTTTTCATTACTTGCACCCTTACTGGCCCTTTCTTATATGTCCGTACTCTAAAAGCAGTGATCAACGGTGCTTGCCCTATAGAACTGATCATCCCAGTAAGCTTTAACCTGGAAGCACGTTTAATACTTAAAGTAGACTTTATATCTTTTGCTGATATAAGATAGTTCTTTCTGATGGTTTTAGATACTTCAGTCTTTACCATTGTAGACGTACGGTTTATTGCACTCGCTGCAGCTGCTTTTACTTGCTGAGGATAATTCTTAAGCAGACTCTTCGCTTTCTCTATTTCCTTTGCATCAATAGATATCATCTGTCATTCGCCACCAATTGTATAGTCAGAATTCCCATATCATCAGCACAGCTCTCAACCAGATACTGCTTATCATCAACGCCGAAAAGCTGTCCATATACAGGAAGCTCAGGCAAAGCTTCTGCCAAGCAATTTATCTGCAGCCTACTACCATAGATCCCTGCATAAGTTTGATCAGCTCCATTTCCTGTTGATAAACTTTCTGCAATAGAAACATCCTGTATGATTGCGTCACATAAAATTCCGTTAAGATTATGTTCCTCGGCAAATTCCAAAAAATTTATAAAAGCCGCAGTATTATCTGCGGCTATCTGCTCACGAAAGGTTTTCATTTGACCGTTGCTGCTGTATTTACCGGAGGCAGAGCCCCCTCCTCAGCATTATTTACTGCTTCAAGCAACTCAACGAGTTTTGCTTTGTTAACGTTTTTCGGAATTTCAATCTCGCGAGCTTTACACATAGCCTTAAGTTCTTCATTCGAATAATCCTTCAAGGCTTTTTCTTCGCTATTATCGCTACCTGCATCAGCATCGGAAATTACGGTAACAGCAACTTTTTCAAATTCTTTTGGAGCCTCTTTTACTAAAACATCAGCTTCGCTATCCGGCAGTTCAATAATAGTGCCTGCTTTATAAACCACTCCATTACGGCGCAATGAAAATTTCTTTATCAATACTTGTTGCATTTACAAACCTCCTTATTTAACTCTCAAAGTCGCCCAATCATCCAAAAACTCCGGACATACTACACAGCGGCTGGACATAGCCAGAGTAGTCGTATCGCTTTCGGTATTGCCGGTTACTTTCGGAATGTAGGTGCCTTCATAGGTGCGAAATTTTTTATCGTCCTCCAGCTGAGTTACTGCGCCAAAGAGACGTTTTCCACGACCAGGAACACCAATGATCATATGATCATCAGGGATATACTGGGCAAGATTGCCGTCATCCCCCTCGTACACGCCGTCATAAGCGTAGATTTCCAGATTAAGGGATTCAATGTAACCAACTCGCAGCAATTCCGGTCGTACCAGCTTCGGCTGAATACTCATCAGTGCTAAATTTTCACGGCTTGGCACCAACAAATATTTATAAAGCTGTTCGTTATTGAGCAGGTAGGATACTACATTCTGTGAACACAGAGCCACTGTAGGAATCATACCAGCGTTGCGGCGGATCTTCTGAGATGCGTCACCCATGACATCATAAATTTTGGCGCTTGCATTATCCCATGTGTCCGATCCGGACAGAGTTGTTTTATTGTCAAATTCAGAAAATGTGATCGTATCAACAACAACAGTTTCACCATCGTCGGCATAACCTTTGCATTCGTATTCACCGTTGATCAAAAGCTGTGCAGCCATCCACTCCTGACGACGGACGCAGGCATCAATCAATTCTGCCATATCGTAAGCGCGCAATTCTTGCGCACGTTCTGCCGGAGTGCGAGTACTGTAGATGTCTTCGCCAAAACCACGACGCTCAATATCAGATGCTTCAATAGTCCGTTTAGGGCGCATCAGCGGGGCTTTATAAGACCTGATCTGCGAACCGTTACGGCTCATATTTACACCCTTGCTACCCGGTACAACAAACGGAGCCATTCTGCGACCACCTTTGCGGTATTCCATATCTACGGTATTCGTCAAAAAGGTTTTAACCGCAGGGAAAAAGGTATCAATCAGAGTCGTAGTCGGCGGATTGGTGCGCTCAATCGCCTGCAGCAAAGTTCTGGTATCGTCAATATTAATAGGCATTATCTTCATCCTCCTTATTTCACGCTGGTCAAATAGATATTGACCGCGCGCAGTTCTTCTTCATGAGCAGTGGCATTATCAGATGTTTGTGCCACAATAAGTTTTTCACGATTAAATTGACCGCTGATATAAACTGTAGTAACAACGTCGGTCCCGGATAAAACAATGTCATTGGCAAGGATCACAGATGCTTTATCAGCTCCGCTTTCAGATGCTGTGCTATCTACAATCTCATATTTACCGCCAACTAAAGCTAACAATGTGCCTCGCTTATAGCTGGCCGTAACACCTTTCATAGTTACGTTTTTAGTAAGTACCGGTACAGCTGTACCACCAATAAGCTCATCATAATGAGTTCCGTTCATGTTGGAAATCATTTCCATTATTTCGCACCTCCAAATTTACTATTCATTACCTTGGCCATCTTATCCAATGCTTTCGCATCTGC